ACAGAACAATGAATCTTAACTGGTGGCAATGCTAACTCTTCAACAATAGTTGTATTCTTAATGTTTTGGGCTTCGTCTAATGTTTTGCCCTTTAACATCTCTGTTACTAATGATGAGGATGCAATAGCACTGCCACACCCATAAGTCTTAAACTTAGCATCTACAATAACATCGTTAGAAATTTTAATCTGTAACTTCATAACATCACCACAAGCTGGTGCACCAACCATACCAGTTCCAACGTTAGGGTCAGCTTTATCTAAGCTTCCTACGTTTCTTGGGTTCTCGTAATGATCTAACACCTGTTTGCTATAAGCCATTATTTTTCCTCTAGTTCTATTAATAATTCAATGTAATGCTTTGCCTTTTGTAAGTCTTCAAGCCCGTTCTTATCTTTGTATCTTGTTACATACTTAATAACGTTACCTTGTAAATAAGTAAGTTTATTTGCATTTATATACTCTACTGGCTGAATAGCTAGTTTAGAGTAATGATTTCCACCTACTTGTTTTGTCATTGCATTGCCCTCATCATATTGATAATCTACTTCGTTTACTATATTCATAATTCCTCCTGTAATCGTTTATGTAATTCACGCTGTGTCCCATATCTATCTTCCCATGTTTTCTTTCCTATCTGATGTATACCCATCTTTCCTTGATGATGTGTATGGCATAATGGTATCATGTCTGCATCTTTCATACCCATACCAGTCTTATCTCTGATGTGATGTATGTTTGCTGGTGGAGGGTCTGATTCCTCACAATACCAACGACACACACAGCAGCCAAACATAGAAAGTTTATTTAGGTAAGCTTTTTCTGCTTTGGTAGCCATTACACAATTTTCCCTATCCATTTACCATCCTTAATAACCATAGGGTGCAATCTAGGTTGTCCGTCTACAATAACTATTGATGACATAATGAATCTATCCTTAAAGTTTTTAGCATAACCAAATGCTAATGAGTCTTGGTTAGTTAAACAACCTGTTTGTGCGCCCCATACTAATTTATCAGGGTTACTAAAGTATTGAATACTAGCCTTACTATGGTAGTGTCCTTGTACTGTGTGCATACCATACTTTTGAGCTATGCTTAACACATTAGCTGACATACCATGTGTAAAGAAACACCTAGATCCATCGTTAAGAGTAACAGTTAGGTCCTGTACCCATTTCCAACCTTTTCCTACGTCCAAAAATTCGTTGTAAGATTTTAGATAGGCCTTAGGTAAACCATACTTCAATGCTCTTCTATATACTAAGCTACTATGATTAGAATCAACTAGTGTAACATCAGGAAATATCTTTTCTAAATCCTTAACATATTTTTTAGCTAAAACTAACTCATCTCCAGCGCTAGGTAGGTCCGGGTCAGAGTCGTGCATACTGATTGCATGACAATCAATTTCATCTCCGATTCCAACAACAAGATCAAAACCTTTATACTTCTTCTTTAACGCTCTAAGAAACGCAAAAGAGTCTTTGTGGTGATAGGGTATATGTAAATCCCCAATTACCATTACTTTACTGTACTGTGTCATCTTGCTTCTCCTTTTAGTAACCATATTGTGATACATCTAATTTAAACCCTAAATCTACTGCAAACCTTTCTACCTTAGATAAAAATTCTACAAATTCCTTAATCGTCAGCTTAGAGCTTGATGGTATAACTACCATTTCATCACCTAAAAGCTCTTGTTTGTAGCTAAGAAACTTATATTTCATAAGCTCGTGCATTTCATGCTCACTATAGCCTAAGTAGTTAGCAAGCTCTTTTATCAGCTTCCAATATTTCTTGTTCTGCTGAGTGCTTCTGTTAAAAGCAAACGGCTTTACTTCTATTTCCCAGGCTTTGGTTAAGTCTAGCTCACCAATCTGCTGTCTTACGTTCTCCAACTCCTCGTTTGATGTCACTTTGTAACTTGTCATAGCCTTTGCTCCTAAAAATTTTACCTTCTTTAGAGGTAGCCTTAAACTCAACCCCCTCTCCAAATGTCTTCTTAATGCTTTTAATGAAGTCTTTAATCATCATTACCAAGTTTCGGTATATTCAAACGTTTTAGGTTTGTATCCGAATCCCCACTTAGTTTCAGTTCCTTGTCCATGACGCTGTTTAAGTAAAAATACTGAGCATGGCGACTGTTGCATAACCTTATCATCAATACCACCTTCAGCCATCTCTCTCTCACGTTTCTTGTTTCTGTGAACAGATAATACATTGTCTACTAAGTTAGTTATATCTGAACTTCCTGATACATCAAACTTGCTACTGCCATCATCTTCTGATGCTGTCTTTCTACTATGAGCAACCAAGAATATATGTATTCCTAGGTCTCTAGCAGCAACACACAAGCTATTAATAAACTCTTTCTGTCTAGCATAGTCTTCTGAAGCTACTCCACACTTCATAAGTGAATCAATAACCATAAGTTTAACACCAAGCTTTTCAGCGCAGTAGTAAATAACCTCAAGCACTTTTTTAGCTGATGTTTCACCTTGTGGATCATACATCCAAAGTCTTTTCTCTAGCTTATTAACAAAGTCTTTAATATATTCATCATTCGGCATAGCTTCGCCTGTTTGTTGACACATTCTACCTAGTGTCTGTTTAGGTAACATCTCGAAAGATGCAATCATTGTTTTCTGTTGTTGCAACAGATGTAACATTACATAGTTTAGCCATGCTGACTTGCCATGACCTGAGTAACCAGTGACTAATGATACCTCACCTTCTCTTATTCTAAAATCTGTATGAGTCTTGTGAAATGGTAAACCTAGTCCACCAGTTAAGTCCTCATTAAAGTATTCTTTTACATCCTCTACATATTCAGAAGGGTTCTTAATCTTTAGATGTTCCTGATTATCCCTCTTGTTCATGTAACCTGATATTTCTTTATCGGTTACTAATATATCTTCTAACGATTGTGCTGTCACCTTACACCCCCTTTAACCCACTTGTTAGCTACTTCTTTATACCTTGTTACAATAGCATCAATTCCTCTAGCCCTTAAATAAGATCTAGCTTTAAATGCTCCTTTTGCCCATGGTGTAACTAAGTAGTCCTTAACACCACCTGACAACTTATATACTGTATTCATATTCTCTCCTATTTTGTTTTACTATAACAATCCCTTACGTTGCCTACAGCCTTTAACAGCCTAGCGTGATCTGTATCGTTAAGTGGTTTGCCTTTGCGTATATCTGCACTTGCTAAACCTATTATTAATACTTCATCTCTAATCATCTTCAATACTGCAAAAGGATTAAAGCTATGTTTTTCTACTTGATATAACTTATTATCAGGCAGTATGTCTTTCCAGTCTAAACCAGCTGAGTCTAAGATTGATTTAACATCACAACCAGCAAAGCAATTTAGTAATATACGTCCTCCATCGCCTTCCTTAATTCCTAGTGAAGCACTTTTATCTTCGTGTGCCGGACACTGGCAAGAGTGTTGACCCTTGCCCGTTTCCCTTACACCATCAAATCTAGTTAAGACCTCCTCTATTAGAATGGTACTGCATCCTCGCCTTCAACTGCTGCATTTGCTACATTAGCCTTAGGTTGTGGTTCAGATAAGCGACCACTTAAAAACTTAAGCCCTGATTTAGACTCCTTTATCCATGCCGCCATACGCATTTCTGTCCCGTCAGGTAGAGTTACATTTCCTGTGTAATCAGGTCTTGCGTCGTTGTCGCCTTTGTCATTCTTAAATAGTGCGAATGAGTTTTCATTTGAATATTCTTCAGCCATATTAACTTGCTCCTTTTTTAATTTTAGTTATCAATTCTTCAATTTCAATATCAAATTTACGAATTGCTGTGTTTAGAGAATTTATTACTTCATCGTCTCTGGCGACTTTTACGATTTTAAGTCGTAAATCTTTTGGAAAGTCTGGGTGGTAACTTGCAAAATATGCAAATTCACTTTCCGTACATTGGATCTGATGTTGCACCTGGTATATATAGTTTTTTGGCATCTTGTCAGACATTAAGTTTTTAGCGTGTGTTACATGTGTAGGACACTTAAGTTCCAAACAAGCATTCTCACCTCTAATCAATCCATCAGGACTTGCTGCCGTATTAACTATAGTAGGGTGATCAAACGATCCTACCTCTGCAACTTCCTTACCTGTAATAGCTTCAAATAACTTTCTTGCATCAGGCTCACGAATTACCCCATTTCTCATGGCTTCATTCATTACAACAGATGATGCTGACTTGCCTGTAATACGCTCTATAGCAAGTTCTAATCTAACCTTTGCTTTGTAAGTAGACTCCCCCCACTTTGTGGTTCTCATTATATCACCTAACCTAGATGCTGTTATCTTTCCAATTCTAGCTGCGTGCCATTCATCACTACCTTGTATCAATGCTTCGTTATTCACAGGTCAAACACCATTTCTTCATCTGAAGCCTTAGAATTATCCTGTGTATCAGAGTCTTTAGTGTCATCTAGTAACAGTAAGCCAGCTAATGCGTACTTTCTAGCATATGAGCTACTTGAGCCAAAGCTTTGAGCTATGTCCATACCCTTGCGGTTAGGATTGATCCCAGCTTGTGCGCGCACGCTTAATGCTTTTGTATCGCCAGCCTTAAAGACTGCAGTAGCTTCTACATAAGGTATTCCAGCAGCTTCCTTTACTTCATCAGTAATTACTATTGATGCATTATGTTTCTTTAATAAAGGCTTAACTGCTTCTAGTATATCTTCACAACTTCTATAGTTATAGTTGCCAAAGTTGTTACGTTGATTCTTTGGTACATTTATTTCACTTTGAATAGCTATTAATTCTTTCATTTTGTTCCTCCTTAGTTAATCCCCAAAAATTACTGTTTTCTTTCGCTAACTCGTTAGCAATAACAGTTCTATCAACCTTTGCTTCTTCTTTCTCAACCTTCCAATACTTGCCTTGTGTGTCTCTAAGTAAAGTATCAAGTTGAGGATAGTATTGTGGTTGACAATCAAATCCCTTAACTACTTCCATTATTCTTTTAAACGTCATTCTTTTATCGTCTTGTAATTGCTTACAATATAGAGCTAATCCTTCCCTTCTAGCAACTCTTCTTTTAGATGGATAAGCATCATGTATCTGATTGTACTCATCTATTCGTT